ATCATACGAACCTAAAGATCCATGAATGAAATATACACCAGGATTTTTTTCTGCATTTAGATGTTTGTAGATACGGCTCATCCTATTTACGATATCTTGCAATCGCGTTACTTCTGCATTGAGGCGAGCGTTTTCCTTAGCAACAGCTTCAGCAAACTGTTCGAGTGGCATTTCAAGATTATCAGTCATTTCAAATCTCCACAATCTTCGGAGCATAACGCCAGTAATCGTCACGCTCATTCTTGTAGCCGCGTGGATGACATATAACGCGAGTATCACCAATCATGTAGTCAAAGTCGTCGTGAGTATGCCCGTGAATCCAAAGCTTCGGTGGCTTTTTCATATTGAGGATCTGCTTCTCAAGATCGTTGGCAAAACACACATTGTGCGGATCGTTCATGTAGCGTTCATGCACAGACCGCATCGTAGGCGCATGGTGCGACACAATGATATCTGCATCCATACCAAACAGGAAATGCTTGTGCATTTCGTGGCACTCAATCATAGACTCGTGTGTCAGGTCTGAGATATAGTAGGAATCAATCAAACCTTTCTTGTATGTGTACCAAGCAAGATTGTCTTGAACATCAGTCCAGAGAGTAGCACCAGCAATGCGAACGCCATTAACCTCGCGCAGGATCGTGTGATACTTGGCGTCAGAGAAAGTCGTGTGGAAGTAATCGTGATTGCCGTTGATAGACAACATGTGATCGTAGTGTTTCTGTGTGAACCGATTACGAGAATCTGCGTCCTCGCAGATATCGCCGGCACAGATATAGAACACGTCTTTCTCAGGCTCAAAGTCCCAAGGCGTTTCTTCCGTCTTCACAGTCTTGTACATGTGAAGGTCTGACATAATACCAATTTTCATAGCCATATTCCGTAGTGTTGAGCAAGACCCATTAGATATATTATACTCACTATCATCTGAATTGTCAAGAGCGAATATTTACGCCAAATCAAACCAACGACGAACCACCCGAAGTTTCCCGCGAGTGATAGCCAAACATTCAGTGGATAAATATTCCAAGCAGTAAGGGCTACACCAACAATGAGAATTGCGGTGGAGCCCCATTCGACGATGAACTCGACTCTCTTGCTTACCAATGTCTAATAACTCCTGCAATGATAAAGCAGTTCGTCACTATGTACGACACAACGATAAGAGTGCGGATAAGAGCTACCTTATCCGACTCCCAATCAGTAATGCCTTCTTTTCTGCCGAGAGCTTTGGCCCATAGACGCCAAAATCTAGTCAAGACGCTCGTTCCAGTATTCTACGATATCAGCCCAAAGATCTGGGAAATAACCATTGGCGAGCATGTCGTTATATACCATCTGTTCGAACTCAGTCATTGTTAAAGAACTCCTTCTGCTCATCGGGGGTCATATGATACTGAAGCACACGCTTCATTGCCTTGCGTGTGCGACGGAAATCCTGAAGATCTTGCTTCTGCCACAACTCCAGCCTTCCTGTCGACTTAACCTTATGCTTCAGATCGCGAATCTGATCAGTGAGATCGTTGAAGGTAATCTTAAGGCTTTCTAGAACAATCTTGTCTGCTAGCTCATAGGTGATATCAATATGCATCTTGATCCCAGTCATTCACTTATCCTTCATATGGGTATAACAGGTATGACGGTATCCGCCGTCTTCGGTAGGCCAACCGCAGCTGGTTACTTCGTAGCATCCTGGCTCGTCACAACAATTCAGGACTTCTTTTAGTTCCTTGAAATGATATTCACGCATATCTTCGCGACCCTTTTCAAATGCTCCCTTGAGCATATGCCTAGCATTTGGCAAAGCCTCAGCATCAAACTCGTTGCTGATGAATAGTCCATCACTACACAGCGGCGCATAAGCATCAGGTCCAAAGCCAAGACGCTCGTAAATTAGATAGCGATACGAGCCACCTTCTTTGCCGTGATCTGCGATGTGCTTCATCACCCAACGAGTAACTGCGAGCTTCATATCATAATCGCAGGTTTCTGCGAGTTTGTCAAGATCGTTTTCACGCTCAGCCATTAGATCACCTATCTTTTTGAAGTCTTCCCACATATCATCTTTATCGTTCATGATATCATATCCACTATTCGATTGGTCTGTTCATCGACTATACGAACGCGAGCGGCTCTGTTTGGTCGCGAGAACCTTGATTTAGCAGCATACCCACGAGGCACATATGTCTGAGGATCATTCTGAACAGAACCTTCACATGTTGCCCAATTTACAACAACAGAACCAGCAAGATCCACCAACATATATTCAATGCGGACTGTCATATCAAAACTCCTTCCATATGTAGCTTGAGTTCTTAGTCTTGAACTTTACGGTCCAGAAACCTTCATCATTGACAGACTCTTCAGTGATCTCGGTAATCGGTGTGGTCTGCCAGTAATCTGACGCGGAGTATGTACGACCATACGGCGAGCCGACGCGAACACCGTAACCAACCATAGGGTAGTCGGCATTCTTTACAGCCGTGCCGCTCTCAGCGTCAAGGATTTCACACATAGGCCCGGAGTCACCAGCACCATCTTTGTCACGCACCAACGAATATCTAGGCATCAGTCTAATCCAAAATGATCTTTGATTGCTACCGACACAGGAAATGTCCTGCACTTATATTGCGATTCTTCGCCAAGTCTGATACACTCCTCAGCGACCAACTTGATAAGCTTCATAACATCATCGGAAATATCCACACCTTCGCGCCAGCGAGAAAGTATCTCATCTCCATTAACGCGAAAGCCAGCTTGAGTAATGATCTCGTGTAAACGCTCTTCGGTAATCAACGGTTCTCTCCTTGGACCCCACGGTGAAAAATCTTCATATTCATCTAGTGGGCCATCATCAAATGGATTATATCCTCCGAATGGCATTAGTCAACTCCAAAGTGATCTTTAATCTGTTTAGCAATCCAAGGAGCCTGTGGTGCCATTTCTAATCCTGTATCATATTCTATCATACAAATTCCAACACACTCTTGGATGATAAGCTCGGCAAAAGCTTCAACTTCATCATTGATTGCATCAAAGGAATCAGCGTAGAAATTTCCATCTTCGGTTAAGAAACCAGCTTCTTCAGCGAGTTTTAGGATTCTCTCATTCATCATCTTTTTCCTTCCTAAACATGCTGAGGATCAGTAGCCACATCCAGATGATGGCTGCAACTGCCATGGAACATAGTAGCACGCCAACGAGGATACCGAGAATAGCCATCATTTGCATTCCCTTACATGCTTGCAGTCTTTACGAAAGCCGAAGCCAACGCAGGTGCAGCTCCAATGCGAACCATCACAAGTCACAGTGTACGACGATCCGGGCTTTGAACCCTTGACGATGAAAGTCTTTGATGTTGGCGTGACAGTAGCACCCTCGAACTCAGCACGATAGAATGTGGTCCTAGCCTTCTCTATCACGCGCACGGGAAACTTGGCATCACCCGTAGACAGGCAGAAAACATCAGGACCAAAGCCTTTGAGATTGGGCACGATGGTGCCAGTGTACTCGTTCCATTCGCGAATAACGCCATTAGCATACGCTTTGACATTACGAGCATCGCGAACCATAACAGTTACCACTTCACCGACTTTCATGCCCAATCCCCTATCTATGACTTATTATAGCTCATACAGTCGTAGGTGTCAAGACGCGATATTGCTGTGGTCGTCTGTTGCGACCTTCGCTTCGGTCCAGGTGTAGGTCTGAACGGGAACAGCTTCAGCAACAGCATTAGCCACAGCCTTTTCTGCCAACTCCTGAAACGCTTCAGAGTAGATAGTATCATGCTCATACAGGAACATGAGGCAACACATTGCGTGGGCTAGATGACCACGCCCAGTTTCACGGTCGTTTGCTTCACCCATCTTCCAGGACCAAAGATGGCGCTGAAGAGCGTCGAAGTACCTACGCTTCGCGTCGGGCACATGAATCCAGTTATCGCGCTCGTACTTTTGCGCGCCAAGAGTAAGCACGTCTACTGTAGCCATAAGAGCATAAGCGGGAAGCAAACCATACTCCAGCTTATCACCATCGAACTTGCGCCCACCAGTCGTAGCATTCTGGGAAGCCTTTACTGCGTCATCAATCATTTCACTTTCTCCTCATTTGAAATCACAACAAACTCATCGGCTATGCGATAGAAATGCTCAGCCATTTTACGCGAACCATACGACTCTTTCCAGGCGTATGTTACAGTATCAAAGGTCGTCTGAAGAACCAGCTTGGTGGCTTTACGCTCATCCATTCCTCCTTCTTTCAGACGATCTATTTCTGCGAACAAGAAATCTAGGTATCTCATTCGCACAAATGCTTCTTCATTCATGCGGGTATGTCCATATCTAGGAACTTCAGTTCCAAGAACTTGCGAAAGTTCTCAGGCGTATCTGTTATATATGACTGACGAATGAGCCAGAGAATGCGATCACTATTTGTTTCGCGAACTTTCTCTTCATCTTTATCAAGCACCACGTATCCGCGATACTCCAGTTCATTAATAAGATCTTCGCTATCGAAGTCTTCGATTTCAACGTCTACGTCTACGTCAACAGTTACGGTCTTACGCCCCATCGTTAGATTCCTTCTCTTCGTCTTCCCAGTCAGCCATAGAATCGCTGATAGAGAAACACTCGTCAATATCAGCGGGGATAGTTTCCTTCACCCATTCCGAATCGCCAGTGATTTCATAGTAGTCATCGTTACCGTCTTCATACTTGCCGCAGAATCCCATTCCGGACTCGTAGTAATATGCTTCGACAGTAAAGCCAAGTGTTTCGAGGTGCGTATAGAAACCGACAGGAGGAGCCCACGCAGAATCGAACCATACGTCTAGCGATCCTTCGCTGAGGTTATCCAGCGCATCGCTATTCTCGATATCCCACTTCGTACCCCAATTCTCAGCGCACCATCCATATTCCCACTCGCCTCCAGGCGGTGACATGAACGTGAACATCGGGTTCTTATCTACGAACGCTTGCGCGAGACGCACGAGTTCGGCTTGATTCTCATGACCAAAGGTCGCGACATTTGAACACCAATTAGGCATTTTCCGACTCCACTTCCTCGACCCAGTTATCAGCGCGGATCCAGCGCTCGTTCGTGTTTATATAGCGGATGCGCGCCTTAGCTTCCTCGTACGAGTCGAAAACTTCGGTCACATACTCGGTAGGTTCACCGATTTCACGGTGCGTCACATTGATACGATATGCGGTCATTATGCAGCCCTCTTATGCGCTTGATACTTTTCAGCATTTTCTTTACAAGTAACCCACTCTAGATTTGATGGGTGGAAATTAGACTTATCATGGTCTATGTGATTAACATACATGTTTTGATGAACAAGAGCTTTCACGCTATCATGAGTCTTATCCCAAATTTTTTGTTTGATGCCTTCGGGTTTAGGCTTTTCTACATACGTTTCACACACAAGTCGATGAACTCGTATAGAAGTAGGCTTATCATTAACCCTGCAATTTACTGCGGGATACATCATCTCAGGCATACGCCGTGTTCCGACAAGATTACGTGCCATTTCTTTAAGATACCATCCGCGACTCATTTTATCACTGAGCACGCGACCATCTTCGAGCACGAAGTATCCTGGGATAATTTCGCCATTGTACACGGCTTGCTTATAACGAACGCCCTGAAATTCGCCAACAAAAGGACCAACCATGATATATATCCTTACTTGCGGAAGAGATAGGAATAAGCCAACGAACCACTCACGCTCGCGCGAACCTTGCGCTCACCGTTCGGTTCATCGTACGCAGTCAGACAGAACCCGCCGGTAGAAAACGAGTTGGTCTTGTGCATGTAGGTGTATGCCATAGAAACCATGAAAGACTTGAAATCTTCCCATGAATTATAATCCAGGTTCTCCGAACCCATCGAAGGATTCATCACGAACACAGCTTGAGCGGTCTTGTCAAAGTCATACTCGTCGATATTCATTGAGCAGCTTCCTCTTGTTCCATACGGTTATAGGTTTCGTCGAAATAGTTTCGAGCGACCGTACGAGCGTAGTCCTGATTTCCGCCACGAGCGTTGAAATCCATGAAAGTCTCGACAAGCGCCCAAGCGCCGGGACGAACCTCGCTAAACACTTCGAACGTGGCAGAACCGTTCCAACGCACAGCCATATCCAACCACTCGTCGTGGGCTACGATAAAGCCATCATTGAGCATACGATGAAATTCCATAATAACCTCCTTAGAGCAGATCGTAGATTTCGCCATCGGCGTGGCGGAACAGAACTTCTTCCATTTCGTCGCTGTCGATGAACGACACGGTAAACTCACCAAGGATACAGATACCGAAATCGCCGAACTCGCCGATAAGGTCGCCTTCGTCGGCACCGGCAAAGCCCTGGAGCTCGCCAGCGGAAATCTGACGGAAATCGACGGTATCGAGCAAGATTTGGGCATCGTTAACGGTACGTGGCACAGAGATAGAGATTTGCATTGGACTTCCTTTCATCATTAGGTTATTCTAGCACGAAGGCGGGTGATTGTCAAGCCCCTGAAAGCGTGGCGTCAGAAGTAAATCTGACGCTGCCACCGAAATCCTCGGCGATGAGGTAGAAATCGTACTCGACGATCGGGTCGGTGCTAGGATAGGCGCTGACATAAGCCTCCGCCTCAGCCCGAGTATCGAAAGTCGCGAGGGCGTCGGGAAGCTCGTCGGAACCGTAGAACGTACCGTAAACTGTGAAGGCTTTTAGAAATGCTGTCATTGTGAAGCTCCTGTTAGCGAAGGGAAACGTAAGGGATTTCGTAATCGTCGGTTGTGGGGGTCTCAGAATTCATTTACCGAACTCCTCGACCATGCGCTTGGCGACGTAGGCGGAACCCATACGAACACCGACACAGAACGAAATGAACGCGACGACTACGATAACGGCGGTGAAGGTGGCGTATTCCATATTGCGAAGCTCCTGCTCTGTCAACTCAACTTATACCCTATCATACCGCGAATATTCGTAGTTGTCAAGGCCCCCAAACAGAAATACCGCCCTTTTGGAGCGGTATTTTTGTAATTTTCTTGTTACAGACGTAACAGTTTTCTAACGGTACGTAACTCGTTTGTGGCGGTTCGTAAATCGAAATCGACATGATTTTGGTGGAACTTTACTTTACCCTCGATTTTATTTATTACGGCCATTACTTGGAATTTGGTAGTAAAATCAGCGGCTTGAAGTAAACGCTTGGCTTCGATTAAATCTAAACTATACTCGACCCATTTTATAGTAGGGTTGAACTTAGCCGCGCCGCCTTTATACTTTTTGGCTGGGGTATTATACTTGAGAAATAGCTTTGACATTTTAGCGTTCTCCTAGCTTACCCCTTATTCTAGCTCGGCTAGGGCTAATTGTCAAGCCCCTTTTTCTTGCTTGACCGTTGCTTTATCTTCGTGGGTGAACTCGAACCGTAGCCCAAACGCCTTGATAACATGCTCGTGCGCCATGACGCGCAGTTCTTCAATGCTAGTCGTCTGCCCTAGGAACTTGTTGTTGTTCTTGAACCAACCATAATACAGACCGTCTTCCTTGATGATGTTGACAGGAATGAAGGCTTTATCAGCGTCATCGAAATCGAGCATGTCGTCCGACGAAATAGATCCAACAACTTCCGGACCGTCTGGATTGATGTTAAAATATTTGCGCATGAGGAATCGTGCTACGAAAATTCCAGCCATCCAACTGGATGCTACGAGTACGATGTTGGCGAAATAGACTACGGGGTGATCCATGTGATTTCCTTATGCGAAGAACGAGTCGAGATTGCTAGTGAACTGGGAACTCTCGTATGCCTTTTTCCACTGGATACGGACTTCCTTGCGATTTTCCATTCCCATCTTACCCCATGCACCTTCCTTCTCAACCACATCAACGAACTGCGGGAAATATCTCTGCAACTCATACGCAGCTTGCTCTTGGAGTTCCTGGTTGCGGAACGTGGAGTTACCACCAGCGGAGTTGTGATTGTAGTTGAAAAAGTATTTATAGATGATGGCGTTCTTGAATCCCTTCGTCAGCATTGACAATGTGATCCAGTAGTCCTCATAGAGCTTGATGCTCTTGTTCTGCTGATACATCCCGTCGAAGCGAATCCCTTCGCGCTCCATCCAGTCGGTGCGAAGCCCATATGTCGCATAAGCGCGACCCACTTCCTTGATGTCCTCCTCCACGTGATTGTTTCCACCGCGAGCAGAAAAGCCGACTTGCATATACTCGTCGAGCATACTGTCGACCAAAGCATACATCCTCATCCATTCTGCTTCCTCCATCCCGTTGAACTGCTTGAGTTCTTCGTTACGCCAGCCAAACGTAGCAAGATCATCAATGAACCAGACTTTTCCTTTACCTACTTCAGGGCTATCAATGCAGCGCTGCCTAATATCAGCAATGCCATCGATATCAATGGGATTAGGAATAATACGGATGCTGTCAGCAATATGAGAGCGAAGCTCGGAAACCCTATCCTCTCGCGTGAAAACATAGACGTTCTCGTGGAGCGCCTTGGGAATTTGAAAAACGGCACGTTGGCTATCCTCGCGCATGAAGGTTGTGATGATAATCTTAAGGGGTGAAGTCATTTTGGAATCCTTCGAGTGTCATGGCTTTATCGTCGATATACCACATGCCATATGGCTTACCGAACACGAGTTGGTCGAATGGAATTTTGTTGCGGTCAAGCCAATCTACGGTGATTTGACCGAGCTTGTTGACGCATGTCTCAATATCATTTAGCTGAGAGCGCATATGCCGCGCAGTTAGAATGGTGATATACCATCCGTTCTTATGACACTCGCGCAGCTTTTCTACGATTGGAGTGTTTGGCATAGTGGAAGCATAGCGAGTGCGTGAATCCCCGATAGATACGTCAGCGAAACTGAGCGTATCATCGAGGTCGAACACTAGGCTTTTATCAAACAAATCTGCTGTCTGCGGACGCCTTACGATACAGTGCATAGAAAACTTCCTGATTGGTCTTGTTATGTGAATGAAGTGGTATCATACTCAAAAACAGAGACGCTGTCAAGAACAAAGTTAGACGCCAAACTTTATCACCATATTTGGCTATAAACGCAGTCTTGTAAGCTTCACGCGCAGCTTCTTTGCCAGCATCAAAGATGATGATATCTTCGCCTTTCTTGACATACAGCTCGGCGTCGATATAGTCGTAGGGATAATAGGCGGAGTGTGTAAGTTTGGCTAGGTCGTACAGAATGTTGCCATACGCATCACCACGAGGGTCGATGAGCTTTATCTGCTTGCTGCCAGGATGATAGAAAATATTCGAGAAACAGAAATCGCCATGCGACAATGAGTCAGACCAATGAACAAGAGCTTCTTCATCTTCCTTCATTTCATCGAACTTGCGCAGAAACTCACGCGCATGGTCGAGGTCAAACTCAGGGTTCTCTTCCTCAATCATAGAGAATCGTTCCCAGTTCTTTTCAGACATCTTATTGAAGAACTGTGAATAAACACCTGGCTTATAGTAGAACCTGAACTTATCCAAGATATCAAACAGCTTAGTGTAGATTTCCGTCCAGAAGATTGGGTCAGACTCGATATACAGATAAAGCTCACGCAGCGTGGGACTATCAATACGCTCCATCGTGTATGTAGGACGTCCGCTTTCTACGCTACCATATGGTTTCTTTTCAAGGATACGCGGAGTCAGCAACTTGATAGGAGTCGGAAGATTTTCATACCAGTTCATCTCAGCATGAATCTTAGCTGGTTGCATGATAGAAGACTTGGTGATAGTCGTTCCCTTATCAGTAGCATGAACCTGATTGAACTCGCGTGAGTTCTTAATGCCTCGATTTTCAAGATACTCTTGCAACGTACCAAAGTCTTTGATACTGATTTCCTTAATCTGAATCTCTTCCTTTGTCGTATAACGTGTCATGGCATACGAAATCTGAATCTCACCATCGCGCACGCGAGCGCTGTAGATTGATTCATGCAACGACTCACGCAAGAGCGCACCATTTGCAAAATAGTAAACTCCGCTCACGGCAAGATTCGTTGGAGGCTTTTCCTCAGGCTTATCATGAAACGCTCTGATACGATTATCATCTATTTCAGCCATGCACCAGCGATTCCAGTCAGGAACTTTCTGTACGCTAATCCAAGATACAGAACCATTCGCGAACCACATATCAGGAACTGTCTTGACGATGATATCACTCAACAGAACAAGAACTGGCTCGTTGATAGTTTCAGGAACACCACAGTAGATAGATACGGCAGGACCACCATTTCCAATATGAACATAGTCTTCGAAACGTATCCTATCATCGTCAGGAAAATACATCTTCACAATTTCAATGATGCGATGACCCTGATGACCCGTAACGATTGTGACGATACGAGCACCAGCTTCAAGCGCGAAACGGATGTTATGAACGATGATAGGAATTTCTTGATACGGCAGGACGCACTTAGGATAGTTCTTACCGAGTTCGTTGAAACGAACGCCGAGTCCTGCCGCAGGAATCACACAATGCATATTATATCTCCTTCTTAGAAAGTTTGCTCGAGACCCATCTTATTTAGAACCTCGTTCGCCTCTGCTAAGAATCCATTATGACCAAGATAATTCGCCCACTCTTCTGTATCCCACATGCTAGGGGATACGCCGTTCCAACTTTCGTGCCACAACGGATGCTCTTTGTTATCGCGACGCATATACACGAACTCGCGACGACATTCTTCATACTTACGCGAACCACAGCTGAGCATCGACTCACGGAAATACATAACCACGCTCATACGCTCGAAACCTTCTTCGTAGTCGAACGCAGGTGAATTGCTGTGAATGCGATGAGCATTCATCATAATCAAGTCTCCAGCACGAATATCAGCAGCAACCCTAAACTCGGGAAAACATAGATAGAATCCCTGATATTGCTTACCATTATCAAGAACAAGCAGATTACTAAAGCCACGTGGATTATTTGCCGTTTCATAGCTCTCACACAAATCACCAACGTCTCTATGAGCAGCAGTACGGAAATCGCGATTGATAGTTAGAGTCGTATAGACTGTGTTACCGATACGCCAATCTTCACCGAGTTGCTCCATAGCTGCCGCTTGACCAGCCCAACGATTAGGAACTTCACGCTTGAATACTTCATTAGCAGCTTCGAACAGAGCAATAGACGCTTCGTACTTATCCTTATGATTCGCTTGCCATCCAGTCTCACGACAGAAAGGAATACGAGGATATCTATCCATGAAACCGCCAACACCTGAACGCACACCATTAGCATACGTTGTGTCAGAAATCATATCGAACAGAACATGATGAGCTGCTTGACGACGCTCGTTCGCATCCTTAGTAGAAACATCAGCATACCATTTGTCGAAGTCAAAGTCAAGAGTCTTATTGACAATCCAGATAGCGCCCGCACGAACGTCGCCTCTATCTTTGTTTCCACCAGCACCACGACCTTGCAGCGGAGTATCTGGCGTCTTATCGTAGATATCTTGTAACATATCTTGGTCGTCGATTGAACGAGGTGAACCTTGAGCAAGATATTGTAGAACTGCCTTTTCACGTTCAGTCACCCAACGACGAGAACCTTCACCGTCAGGCAATTTCTGAAAAGCAGTATCGCGTTCAGCTCCAGCAGCTAGACCACGATTATCAGACATCATAGCACCACTACGCAAATGCGTGTAGGCTGCATCAGTCATTTCTTTAGGAAACACATTCTTGCGGAACTTGCATAGCAAATTCTTTTCGCTATGCTCTTCACCCATCAGAATCTGCAATGGCGTCAATGGTTCGTAGACGTCTGTGTCTTCAGTAAGAACTAGGTCATAACAATCATGGTCTAGAAATTTGCCTAGCGTATAATTGAGTTCGTTCAGCTGTGAATGCTCGAGATAAATTTGCTTTACCATGATAACTCCTTCTTCTAAATTCTACAGGCCTATGTATGCTTTAGAAGATTCTCATAAGTGTTGATAAACACATTTTTACCATATACTGGATTAAGTGTCAAGTCATTTGGGAAAATAAAAATGAAATCTACCTCAGGATGCTGATTGACTAGCCACTGAACATAACGAATACGCCCAGGATTGTCATTCGCGCTCGCGCGAGTTTCCATACCGTAGTTATTTGAGCCATGATAGATATTGGACACAGACTTATTAGCATCGCTAATCATAAAGTCAAAGCCGATACAAATCAGCTGGTCGAAATCCATCTTGATTGCTTCGCGCATAGCATTGACGCCAGCATTACTACGCGGGCGTCCAGGATTACATGAAGCTGGTTCCCAGCGCTCATCGATCGGCGGAAAGATAACACGTTTCGAAGGAAAATCAGAACCTTCGATTTCTGTCATGATACCATCGTCAATAGCAACAAGATAATCAGGAATAGAGTGATCAGGAAAATCTCGATAGAGCGCATTGCATCCAAAGATAGTCCCGTAAGGTTTCAGCCTCGTGAGGTCAAACGACTTACGAGACGTACCATTGCCGATGATAAACCCTGTATTCATTTCTTCGCCTTTGCCGCCTTAGTTGTCTTCTCTTCCACCCAATGACCAGCAAGATTAGGGAAAGCTTCCCTAACTGCTTCCATACTAATCTTAAGCTGCTTGTTCTTCATGCGTAGAATCATCTTAGCATCACGCGGATCTACTGACTCAAGCACCTGAATGAAAAGCTGCTCGCGCTTGAGCGTTTTTACTGTGCGACCTTCATCGGTGTCTACGAAATAGATTAGCTTCTTGCATTCAGAATAGAACTTTTCTTCCTGATCAGCTGCTTCGAACAGAGGAGTATACGGAGGATCGGTTTCGGGAAGCAACCACTTGCATCCAGGGTCCATACCATAACCGAGCACAATCTTTAGTGCATACGAAGAATGCAGATTGAGAAAGTCAACCTGTCGTTCTACAGTCGTCTGAGCCTCAATCTTTTCGATAATTGTTGCCATACATTTTCTTGAATCAAGCGCCATCGTCAATCTCCATTTCTTGTGAATCGTAGTCGATATAGTTTATATATGAAAATTTCTTGTCGTCATCCCACTTCGCAAGATAATCATTGTCTTCGTTGAAAATCTTGAGATACTCATCGCGACTGATTTCGTAGTGAGCAATGATAGGTGATGGTTCCAAGTGTTTCTGACTGAACTCATGGAACTCAAAATTATCCTGTTGCATAATGACTTCGTCGAGCGCGTGATCAATGTCGTCTTCTACTTCGATGACATAGCGCATACGATACTGCGAAAGCACTTCAACCATAACAAGTTTCTTAGTCATTAGATATCGCCTTCCTTACGATTTTCAGAGTAGAATGCATCGAACGTGCCGCCAGGATATCTAGCCTGAAGCTTATCCACATTTCCTGCGATTACTTCATTCGGGTCAATCTGCAACGCATTGCACGCATTAGTCCAATACCAAATCACGTCGCCGAGTTCCTTGATTAGATGCTGACGAGTTTCCTCAGTGTACGGCTTGCCCTGGAACAACACCTTCTTGATGATTTCTTGGGCTTCGCCTGCTTCACTGGTCATGCCAATCATAGCCGTAAGCAACAGAGGCACATTGATGATATTATCCCTATCATAGTGTATAGTCTTCACTCTGTCAAGAAATTCCGCACACACGCGACTCTCTTTGCTAGTCACAGCCATAACAAACTGAGCATACTTAGCCATATCAATCATTCTTCAAGTTCTCCAGTAGGAATTGGTATTTGTGTTACGTTTAAATCACTCATGTCACGTTGGATCACAGGAAGCGGAATCCACTCAGGTGAACCTTGGCGCTTATATTGAATCTCATGACGAATGACGTCCCATTTCTGCTTATCTGCAGTGGTCCACCCCCAATAGTTTACTGCACGGATATCAATAACAGAATTATCGAGTTTCGTCTTAAGACTACGAAGCTCTTTTTCCATCGTAGCAAGTTCGCGCTCGATACGATTTCTATCCCATGACCAACTATCTTCACTCATCATCGCACCTTCTTAGTGTAGATTTTACTCCAGCAATCATAGTCTTTATTGCCGTCAGCCATACAGTGATCGTACATGCGCGCAAGATTATCTGCATATCGCTTATCTTCTTGATATGCGCCGTACAGACCCAACGAAACGAACAAAATAACAGCCGTGAAAATAGCAATCAATGTATGATCAAAACCCCAGTTTTTAAACATCAGAATTCTCCGATAGCTTCAGTTAGAGTACGCAAACGATTCTTGATGAAGTAGTTAAGAATCATACTGCGCGGTAGTCTTTCATAGTTTTCGTACGCCTCAACGATTTCTTTCTGTAGATCCTGAGGAATATAGTCGAAGTCAACCATGACACGATTACGCTCATAGTTCGACAGCATCCCTGGAGTCGTACAGTATGTAGCATATTCCATCAGCGTCCATTCCTCCAGCTTCTTTTTAGGAAGAGGTTTCTGGCGCTTACCCTCTACGACAAACGTATCATCATCGGAAAGGAAGTTAGGCACACCGTCACCAGCATCACCTTGTAGAATATGATACTGCTTGAACCGAGCAGGATTCACATCAGGCGTGATGAACTTTTTCATGACTGGACTATACTGAGTGATGTTGCCGTATTGCTGCAACTGCATGAAGTCCTTATCACCTGATACGATAAGGATGCGTTCGGCTGTGTTAAGGAATGAGCCACGAGCATTACAGATAGAACCAATAATATCATCAGCTTCTGCTTTCTCGAAACGCAGTGTGACGTATGGCATATTATCACGCATCTCATCGCGAATCTTGTTCAGCGAAGTGAAGATAACATTCCAATCGTGCGGTGACTTATCGCGGGACTTTCTACGAGCAGCCTTGTAGTGAGGGAATACGTCACGACGCCAATACGAGTAACCATCGCAACAGATTACGAGATCACCATACTCGTCACCGAACTTTTTCTTATACAATCGTAGGCTCGACAAGACCATATGGCGAACCATTTCCTCATCGAGCTGCTTTTCATTATTAGCCAATTGCATCATGATATTGGAAATCATGACTTGACTGAAATCTACGAGGATCATACCAAACTCCATTTCATAACATATAGTACCACGTCAGCGACGAGATGTCAAGCTGGATCTGGTTCGAACTCATCATCGTCATTATCATGCGCGAACTTCACACACTTATCCACGATCTCCTGGAACGGATGAAATATATCATACGTGGCGTACAACGTAGAACGCACAGTCTCGACTACAAAGCCAAAGTTCTTATCGAACACCTTCGTCTGAATATCAAAGCCTTCTTCATGAAACTCAGAAAGGAGATGAAGGGCTAACTCGTGTACGAACTCATCGACGTATTTACGATCAGCCTCTTCATTCTTTTCTGCTTCCTCGATAGGAACTAGGCGTAGTCTTGTCGTGGGGAATGGAATGATGTTGTCTTCACTTGATTGCTCTGAGGATGACGATTGCTCTGAGGATGACGGTGAATTCGTTGACTCGTCCATTCGGTGCACTTGCTTTCGTTGTTACGGAGTTGAAACTGCGCTCAGCGCTTTTGGATGTGCTAGTGATGATGCTTGGCAGAACGTCTGCTGGCTTACGCAGTTTCTTCTGCAATGACGCTTCAGTGAAGTTCTGAAGAGTAGTCCCCTTCAGTGATAAGCCTCCCTCACCCGCGACATAGTGCGAAAGGACGTTGTATTTAGTGTTGAATGTCCAGAGCTCAGTTGCACCCACAAGCTTGGCTGGATCAATAGATACGATCTTGAGCGCCGTATCTTCTTTCTGATATTGGATCTTGGATACGACTTTATCAGCAGACTTTGGTTTAGCCACACGAGGCTTACGAACGACAGACTTGCGTTTATTGGATACGATAGACTTGCAGTCGTTAATCATGCCTTCGTACATAGCGATACGACGCTGAATCTGCTTCTTGGTCATATGCTCATAGGCTTCACGGAGTTGGAGGTCTCCGTTACGACCCTTACCCAGCAGAGCAAGATGCAACTCATCACAGATAGGCTGATAGTAGTCGGCAATAGCCTTAGCTTGATTAGGCTTAGCCTGACGAGTATCTTTAAGCCATGAGTAGAAATTCGCTGACCATTCCTCGTCTGGATTATGGTCAATCATTTCCTCGATGTCACCAATAAGGCTATCAGCAGGATTCTTTATGAAGACGACCTTAGCCGCCGCAGCTTTCTTTTCTTCTTCGGTGATCGCGACACCAGACTCAACAAGTTTCACCAAGTGATCATTAAGCTGGGCGCGAAGCTTTTCGTGCTCCAAGCCCATAGACAGCATACGCGCAACCTTACACATGGTAAAGTTGAGTTTCCAGTCGACGTTCTTGCCAACCATATTCATAGCGGCTTTAGACATGCCATTCTCAAGCATGTAGACCATGAGATACTCACGCGCCCACTTAGCGTCGAGGAAATAGTTGTACCAGTTATAAGCCGCCGCAATCTTGGACGAGAGTTCGCTTTCGTTGAGGAACTCCTGCCCATCCCAGCTCGGCTCTTCGCCCAAATACTTGGCGTCGAGGCCGCGTGGCGTAAATGCAGGCTTTTTCTTTACAGGACCAGTTTTCAGCAGATTCTTAGATGCTCTTGCCATTCGCATATCCCTTCATCATTAGGCCATATTACGTCATCACGGACCGATTGTCAAGACCTATTTCTTGTCGCCAAGAGACAGCAAGAAATCTTTCCATTGCGTCGCGCGCATATCCCAGTTGTAGAAGGTATCGAAATAGCCTTTCTGGAAACTGATACGCCTCTGATTGAAATCTGCCCAGTATTCCTTGATAACCATACCCAAGACGCCAGCAAAAATATTGGCGTGCTGATTGTTATCTTCAGTCCAGCCATACATCACAGCAAAGTTGGCGCAAGTCTCAGGAAGCGCAGCGAAACTCGGACAAACCACATTACAACCAGCGCTCATAGCTTCAATCACTGAAATACCAGAAGTCTCAGGCCAGATGCTAGGATAGGCGTAGATATGCGCTTTCTTCAAAGCTTCACGAATAACGCTATTCGGTTGCCATCCATGATAGGTCATGTTAGGATGATTGCGAACTCGTTCGAAAAGAGGTTCATAAGGTTCGTCGCGAGCAGGCCAACCATAGATACCGAACGAAGAATAGACATCAAGATGAAATTCTACGCCTTGCTTAGCTAGGAATTCACAGACCGGAATAAGAAGTTCCAATCCGCGATGAGGTGTCGTGTGATAGATAATATTGATTATGCCTTTAGGCTTTTCATGTTCCTCGATAGGAACAATAGCATTAGGCATAACAATTCCCTTGGAATATGGGACATCAAGAGCCAAGTTATATGTTGATTGCTGATAGTTCGAAACGAACACAAGCTTTTCAAAACGATCTAGCGAAGCCTTTTTCTTAAGATGCTCAGACTCAGGATCATCCCACGTATCATGCAACCAAAGGATATTGCGCTTACTAGTATCTACCTCGCGCACGCGTGAACAGATAAGATTGAACTTATCCAAAAGTGCTGCTGGTACTCGCTGCTTGAGGCCAGCAACCATTTGCTCTGTTCCACCCTGTGAACCGATATGCTCATAGGTTCCATTTGTAGCAGGATCAATAGAGGGAGCAGCAGATTCTTTGATTCCAGTGATATTCAGTTTCATGTTATTCTCCAGATAAGACAATCATCTTATATTCATTGTCGATAGATGTTCTGATATTTGTTTCATTGAAGCAAGCGATTCTTTTACCGAATTTATTTTCATCAGCGCAAATTGTTTCAACATACGTTTTGAATTCTTTAGCGAATTCGGGTTGGTTCTTGTATACAGAAAAGAATGTGCTAGATTCGATGAACATACCTTCGATGTTCTTTTCTTTGGTTGTTGGAATATTAGAATAAGATTCTAATCTCTTATCACTGACTGTCGCTAAAGGCTTTAGTGAAGGCATGTCTGGCATACTAAACACAGTAAAATCTGCCTCGCCACGAGTAACAGAAGCGAGAATATCGCCAATCGGACCATACTTTAACAGAGTCAGGTTGTCTAACTTATAGTGCTTCTTAAATTGATTGATAAGATATATATTGGTACGAGCATTCACATTAGAAGCGACAAAAGCTTCTTTCTTGTTTCGTATCGACTCAACCAATTCTTCAACCGAATTGAACGGTGAATCTGGTCGTACGAAAATAGCGGCAGGAAAGCTAAACAACCCCCCAGCGAAAACGAAATCATTTTCATCCCAATTTCGCTTACTGCCATTTTCAATCTTACCGAAAGTGAAATCGCTTATAGAAGAAACCATCAGAATCTTAGTTCCTGATCTAGCTTTCTGTAGTCCCAATGCATAGGCAGCTTCGCCTCCAGCTCCAGGAATATTAGAATACCTGAACTGATACTTATTCTGAACTTTATTCAGCGCATCGGTTGCATTGATGATATCTCGCCCCATATAGGAAGCGGGAGAAAATCTGGTAACAACTTCGATTTGTTCTTGAGCATTTGCCGTATTCATAGTCACCACCATTCCCATGATCATAAGGATTCTATATAAAGTTTTCATTAGCCTCGTTCCAAGTTTGCGTCAGTGATAGAATCGATTCGAAAAGAACGCCATCCATGAGACTCAACATCCCATACAGCAAGAACGTCAGGATTATCCTTAGTCGTAATCTCAGTATCACCCATCAAAGGCGGAAGATACTGTTCCTGCAACGTGCAAAGCATAGCACGAGGCGAACCATCTTTCTTGATGAATGTAACCGCAATCACGCTCTTACGAGCAGCTTCACGAATCTGTTCTTTAGTATATAGCATGTTAGATCTTCCTATATAAGTTCAAGTTCTTCGAAAGGAACGCAACAAAGAGTTCCAGGTTCATTATCGAATTCTACGAAACAATCAGTGTCTCCTAGAGATTCTATGAATTCTTCCATTTCGAGAAGATACGACGCGTCTTGAATCGTACCGAGACGACCGTTATGAGAAACCCTATCTCCAGGCGACACATCCCCATCATGGGCTATACTTCCTGTTCCAAACATTTTCATACTCTCCTATATTTTTTTTCCGAGATACTTAGCATCAGTGCCGTCAGTGATATATTGTGTGGCACCTTTATTGTAGGCTGGAGCTACGCGCATAGCCTTTTCTTCGATAGCCTTGATAGTAGCAGCAGACTCTTCTGAGCCACGCTTCCACTTGTGGTCGTTGAGCTTATCACGCTTGGCGGCAATACCACCAGGAATGACATTAGCCATAGGTGCTGCGTTTGATTCTACTGCAAGGCTATATGTGAACTTCTTGGGCTTAGACTTAGTGGCTGTGAAGTAGCCTACTCGCTCAAGAAGCTCATTGGTCTTACGCTGAGACTCAATCATGCCCTGAGTGGGCTTACGAGCCTTACGCTTACGCATATTCGTGGTAGTGTAGTAGATTGGTAAAATAGCCATAGTTGACCCCTCATCACAGTACCAATTATAGGCCAGTGTGAGTCAATTGTCAAGCCCCTATTTTCAGCTCATTTCGACCCAGCCAGTCATGATGTATTTCGTATTGCTGATTGGCGGATTGCCACGATGAGTATGCGTAAAGCCAGCCGGCCAAAGAATGAGTCTGCCTTGTTTGGCTTTGACACGTTTCGGGTAATACAGAAACTCGGTTTCACCGCCTTCATCAACGTCATTCAGATACAGAATGAAAGTGAGTACACGGCGCATCAGATTTGGGTCGCCGTCTTCACAGTGCCAAACGTGATATCCGCCACCCACCTCTGTTTTCTGTGTCTTAGTTAATCTTATTGACATGTGTGCAATACCAGAATTGAGGATACCATATTCTTCTGAATATATGGGATACACCGTAGACCAGAAACGTTCATTGAACATTTTAGAAGGAGCCATATCAGATACGTCTAATTCCATACCAGAAAGAACATCGGAGAAATAGAATTGATCGTCTTTCTTAACAGTCGAATTAGCGCCTTCTTTTTGACGACTCATAGTGAATCCAGCTCTATCCATCCGATTGAACGAATCGATGAATGACTGACATTCTTGGGCTGTAAACAAATTGTCGTATTGAAGAACGAAATTTTCGATAGTCATCATGATGATAAAATTTCCTTGAGTCTGTCTGCGGCGTATGATGCTGCGAATGCTTCTGGTTTAACTTTCGGTGCGAATCCGCACATACCACGGATGTATCCAGTTGCTTGTTGGATAACGCATGATGATCCATGCAGTTCATCGGGATTGATATCCAAATGAACCTCAACGTGCCTATCGCCGATAGCTTCGAATAATTCGAGATACATGGCAGAAGCCTTATAGACTTCGTTCATAAGGCGATAAGCAGGACGATCATGTCGTTTGTCGAAATCACGTTCGGTCATTACGTTTCCAAACACCTTACATCCACGAGAACCATCGATATGGATGACAATAGCAACTGTGTAGTCGGCATACCAGTGATTATCTTTTCCGCGATAGCGTTCGGAATCAGCGCCGATATAGATACAAGTTAATTCGGATGTGTTCTGAATGAAATCACGGACTTCATCGATGTTAAACTCTTTCATGACAGATATTACCTATAAAGTGATGTTTTGATGTTATTATCTTATTCAGATATCGAGGAGGAATCTTCGAATATTTTTTTAAGATATTCCTATTCCATTCATTAGCAGAATCTGCTAAGAACGTTTTGCCTGTGAGGGCATTTGCTAGAGTGATTTCTGGTTTAGCTATGCCTATTTTAGGCAAATTAATTTTGTTCCAATATGCGTATATGAATTTGCATAATTCTCTTTCGAAGAACGGATTCACTCCTCCGTATTTTTTACCGACGCTTATCTTTTTACTCGATTCATTGTCGGTATATTTTTTGTAGAAAACAAGATCAGTTTCTAAAGCTCTTTTCAGAACGTGAGATTGTTTGATAGGAATCAGCGGTGCATCTTTTGACCAGAAGAATTCTTCGTTGGTGAAAATGCGATCGATGAATTTATCGTTGTGCATCTTCGAATTATAATAGCACCAATCACCAAAGAAAAAGTAGAATTTATTATCCACAATTGTTGTCTGTGGTTTTTCGTTCCCTGATATGAAAGCCACTTTATTGTTTTTGGTTAAAGCAGGTTCATTGTGTAATAGATTACTCAATTGAGTCCAGGGATATGTCATTGTAGGGCAGTTAGTGAGAACAGTTCTTGGATTTAGATTTTCTGGGCTGACTCCTTTCGTAGCAGAATGCTTCATGAAGTCGTCCGATATATCATACACGCTTATTTTAGTATTTGGGCTTTTCTGTTTGATATATTCTAGCTCAGGAATAACACTCAAACGGAACTCCAAAAAGTGAGCTAGACTTTTATCCGCATATAGTGTCGTTTCATCAATCTTCGATATAGCCTTTTCGTAATTAACGACTTGTACTTCATCTAAGAAAATTCCGTTTTCTATGAATGTATGTAACACCTCCATAGAATCGCTGCCACCAGAAAATGCAAGAATAAGATAATCATACGATTCACGCAACTGCTGCGCGCGCATACGGTACAGTTGCGGCAACGAAAACGGAGGTTCTATTGTCCAATCAATGTCATTGAAAATATGATCATTGAAATAGAATCTTATCAAACCGCTGAAATCGTTCTCAATGTACATACGGTCGAAGATATCCATGCGATTAACATAGGCATCATTCTTATACAAATAGAACCCGTTATGAAGTTCTGGCGAACTGGCTTTAGAAATGATTTTCAATATCGGTACAACTCTTCCTTGAGGTGAACATTACCTGCTAGTGCTATTCTGTTTTTGTCGCTCTTATTCACATTGATAGAATGCAATAGCCATCCAGGAAATAGTATCATGTTACCATTCTTGGGGTGAAACTCGTGAAGATTAAACTGTTTCATCTGATCAGGATGAACCCAACCTAATCCGCTTCTGGGATCTAAGAATTGTAATCCGCCAGTCAGTTCATCCACGCTGACGTAATAAACGAAAGCAATGGACGTTTGTCTGTGGTTATGAAAATGAACAGGATAATTGGGGTGATGTACATTCAACCATGCTTTCTTCAAATCAAAATCGCTGGCTGATAATTGTAGATCAAATATGTCGTTTACATAAGAGGCGCAATTTTCTAATACAGTATTGCATATCACGTCTATGGCATTTATTTGACCACGATGATCTAATAGATTTTTGCCAGAACGCGATCCGTTCGCATTATGCTCTGAGTCGAAATTAGCTAGAATTTCTTTGTTGATTTCTTCATGATTAGGAACGTCAAACACATGTACGTGCGTGGGGAACAAGACCATCTTTTGCATAATATATCCTCTAAATAATGGCACCGGTACTAGGAGTCGAACCCAGGCTTTTAGTTTTGGAGACCAACGTGCTACCGTAACACTTTACCGATATGCTTTATTTAGTGGCGGAGAGTGTGAGATTCGAACTCACGGAACCCGTTAAGGTTCGCTCATTTAGCAAACGAGTGCTTTAGGCCACTCAGCCAACTCTCCATAACCTATTCACAAAATCTAATAGCAACTGGTGATGTTTACCATCGTGCCAATATCCATCAAGATACTGATAAGGACTCTCATACCAAAATTCCTCGCTCTCAGGATGGCAACCAATCAGACCAAGATTGCCTTGAATGATTGCCATCGGTTC